AAATTGTTATTGGGCCAGAGGTCTTTCGAAGGTCTGGATAATAGTCGATTGGCTCTTAAGTTGTCTTCCAACCTGTACGCTTCGAAAGGCAGTAAATATTCTCTGGAACAATTCTTTCGTATCTTTCTTGGAGTAGACGCAGAGGTTATCTATACCAAGAATAATGTTTTTATAGTGGACGACTCTCTTATAGGTCCTGATTCTTTCCGTTATCTTGTTAATGATAAACTATATCAGACCTTTGCTGTTCTTATTAGAACCAGTTTATCGGTATCGGATTGGATAGACATTTATAAACAGTTTGTGCATCCTGCTGGCCTGTATGTGGAAGGGGAAACCCGGATCGTTACTGTTGCGAATGTCTTTGGGGAAGGTTACTTTATGCCTACCGTGCCTCTATTCGAACCTGATGAAATCAAGATCGTTCTGGTATCCGATGCAACTTGGACAACCGAGTTTGCTTATGTTGACATAACAGCTGTGGTGGTAGATTAATATGGCCGACTCTTATAGAATAGGTTTACACAATACGGTGAAATTTTACCAAACAGTGAATGTAGAAGACTTAAATCGCCAGTATGACAGTATTGAGGAGGTCATGACAGTCGAACCTCCTTCTTTCGATATGGATAGTACTGAGGAAAATATTAGAACTATAACTATGTCGAATACTTTTGAGACAATGGACCAGACTTGGTGGAGTGTAAATCTTCAAGCAACAGATAGTGATTATATTCATGCTCTTATATTACACAATCGTATGGAAATACTCCAAGACTCGGCCGTACTTTCAGTTGTGGGTCCGGATTTAACTACTGTTGGCCCTCTTGTACTTTCCAATGATGGTCGATTTGGTAAAGCGGCAACCGGTACAGGTCCAGTTGGAGTGGCTTATGGGGGAATAGGTAAAGCCGGCCACTTGGAAATATTGAATGGTGACAGCGTTGATATGGATCCATTAAATGTCAACCATTTTACTTTGAGATTGTGGTATAAAAAGGATCTGGATAGCGCTTTATATGGAGGCATGTATCAATATGGAGGGGATCTTAATTATACAGCCATAAGTTTATATCATTACATGCCCCCCAGTGGAGGCGATAATAACTACATCGGGGGATTTATGAGAATAACTAACTCTCTTAGATGGCAGTTATATGCCCAGGATAGTGATATTTATTTTTTTGAGGATGGACAATATCATGAGTTTGTGTTCTCAACCCGCCAAGATTCTGCTGTACCCACCTTAGGTCATGTATGGATGCATTATGATGGTAAACCTATAAACAAAACGACCTATACTATTGTTCCGGGCGCTGTCTTTGCTAACCATCATCAGGTAGGGGGAACCTTTCTCAATGATCCTTTTACATGGGAATTAGCAGGTAAACTGGATGAAATTCAAATATTTAATAATTATACGATATATGAACCGGACCAAACATATACTGTAAAAAATGTTCCGTATTCGTCCTTTGTTCCGTAATATCAAAGGATGAATTATTGCATAACTATTTAAAATTGTTATTTGGTATGTATAAATACCACTAATAAACCTTAACGGACAAAATAATGGCATCAGCAAGACAAATAATTCAAAGAGGCCTGGTAGCAAATGATGGTCAAGGAGATTCTCTAAGACAGGCCGCCCAGAAAATTAATGAGAACTTCGCGGATTTGTATTCTGCGCAATCGGGGGGAGACTCCACAAATCTGTTGCCTTCTAATCTAGCATTGGGTACTGATGGTATCGTTGCTGCAACAAACTCTGGCGCGAATGTTAGCGTCAATTTAACTCCTAAAGGTACAGGTTCTATAGGATTTTCTTTAAGACCGGCTATGGTCAGTGAGACTTTAACGACCGCCTCGCCCGCCGCGTCAGAATCTATACCTTTAACCATTTGTAATAGAAGTGGTGTAATGGCGGTGAGTCTGGCTAATGGTACAAGAGAGGGCCAGATTAAAGAGTTTGTTTCTGTACATGCCTCCGGGGGTGTTGTTACAATAACTCCTGCAACCTTTGGTCAAGGAACAACAGTCGCATTGGCTCAAAAAGGTTCGGCTTCATTCCGATGGGTATCCAGTAAATGGTTTCTTATGTCCGGCACCTATACAACAATTAGTTAATATAAAGAGATATACATAACATGGCAGCGATAATTACTCCTACATTTAGAAAACAACTAGCTGATGATTTGTTCAACAGTTTTGATGATTCTGATAATTTTTATATAGGTATTGGTCGGTCTGAACAGTGGAACACGCTCGATGATGTTGTAGTTCCCGTTTCTAGTCTGAAAGAAGAAAAACAAGCAAGAGAATCCTTACAGTCTATTATACAGGTACCTGACCGTAGTTATGTTGTACCTAAAAACAATTGGCAGAGCGGAACAATATATTCTGCTTATAAGGATAACCTTTCTGCATATCCTAACAACCCATATTATGTATTGACTCAAGCTAACGCGGTATACATATGTCTGTATGCTAATAAGAATAGTAACGGGGTAACCCAAGCTTCTAACATTGAACCCAGCGGATCTAGTAAAAACGCATTCAGGACCGGAGACGGCTATGTTTGGAAATTCTTGTACACTCTGGGTACCGCCGAATCAAATAAATTTTTATCTTCTGGTTACATGCCAGTTAAATTGGTAATTGCTGATCCCGGTAATACCGTTTCCGATCTTGAACAATTGGGTATACAGGACTCCGCGATACCTGGCCAGATTGCCAATTTTGATATTGTTAATCCAGGAGCGGGATATACTTCTGATCCCACAGTCACTATATTAGGAGATGGTACTATTACTGCAAAGGCCACGGCAACTTATGCTGCCGGTGTAATAACTAAAGTTGTTATTAGTGATAGTGCCGGTACAGTAATGATGGGTAGAGATTATAATAAAGTAGAAGTCGTATTGACCGGGGGAGGAAGTCCCACAACAACTGCTGTTGTAAGAGCTGTTATCGCGCCCCAAGGAGGATATGGAGCCGATCCTAGAAATGATCTAAGATCAACTGCTATTATGTTTAACGCCAAACCTGCCGGACCTCAAGGCGGGGATTTTCTTATAGGCAATGATTTTAGACAGATTGTATTACTAAGAGATATTTTACAATATGATAGTTCCGAACCGTTTATAGAGACAACGGGCCGAGCGGGTAAGAAATTGACTAAATCTTCTGGCAATTTTCTAAGCTTTGCTAATGACGGTGTTGTGGTAGGGGGAATATCCGGAGCTAAAGCTATTATAGATTATGTGGATAGCGATCAGTTAATTGTACACCAAACCGAAATTACTGGATACCGTACCTTTGTAACCGGAGATACATTAACTACTACGGAGGGGGGTTCAGGAATAATGGATAGTGAACAACCCCCAGAAATTGACATATACAGTGGTAAACTAATGCTTATAGATAATAGAGCATCGATATCCCGTTCTGTAGACCAAACCGAAGATATTAAACCTATTATACAATTTTAATGGTAAAATAAAGATATGACTGACCAATTTATAAAGGACGCTTTTAGTTCCACATACCGAGATGATTACGCGGATAGTGATAATTATTATCGTATGTTATTTAATTCTGGAAGAGCGTTACAGGCCAGAGAACTAACCCAATCCCAAACTCTTATAACTGAACAATTGGCTCGATTTGGACGTAATATCTTTAAGGAAGGCGCCTCTGTAAATCCAGGGGGCATTACTATAGGCCGTTATGAATTTGTAAAAATTCTTACTCCTACCTTTGATGCATCTACTCTAATAGGATCGGTGGATTTAACAGGACAAACAAATGGTGTTGTTGCGACTGTTATAGATTATTTACCGGCCGCAGACGGTGATCCTGATACCCTTATTGTCAAATATACTGATACTAATTCGGTCGTGCCAGGAACAACCCCTGTACGATTTTTAGCCACAGAAACTCTTATAGGCACAGCACCATCAGCTGGATCTAAAACTGTTTACGTACAGACTACTGATACGGTGCCTAATCCTGCGGTAGGTATAGGAACTAAGGTATCTAATGGCGCCGGAGATTTCTTTGTTGAGGGTCACTTTGTATTCGTACCTAACCAGACAATTATACTTTCCAAATATGGAACGACTGCTACAGAATCTATAGGATTTAGAGTTGTTCAGGACATTGTTACCGAACTTGATAATAACGCTCTTTATGATAATCAAGGGGATGTTCCTAATATAACTGCACCCGGCGCTCACCGTTATAGAATTCAATGTGAACTAACCAAACATTCTTTGGTCGATAGTGACGAGAAGTTTATACTATTTGCGGAAATAAAAGATGGCATTATAGTACAACAATCAACT